TTTTGTTGGCCTCTATAAGAGAGCGCCGTTCGGCTTCCAGCTTCTCCCAAAGACCCGAAGGGGTCTTTTCAGCGAGAGAGTGTCTCATGACACGCTGGTCATGGGTCGCCATGCGCTGCCTCTCAGAGAGAGGCGTCCGATCAGCAAAGCTGATGACCTCGGCGACCTTGCCGCCTTTGGCTCTGGCCCAACCAGCAGACCGCTTGACCTTTGGACCTATAAGGTCCAGCTTTTCAATCGGCGTCGGTTCGGCATCCTCATCCACGGCTTCCAGAGGAAGCTGGCAGACGATGAAGTCACCCTCTTTGAGGTGACTCATGCGGGCTCTCTTGACCACTTTGCACAGGATGAAATCCGGCACATAGTGGCAGGATTCAGCGATAGTGACGATGGCCGACGAATAGCGATAAAACACGGCGGTTTTCCTTCGGAAAGAGATGGGGTCCGGCACCATTGCCGAACCCCTTTAGGGGTTATTGGACGGCATGACCTTCGGTCATCATGGCGTTGAACTCAGCGATTTCGTCGTCGCTGTAGGTTTCCGGGAACTTGACGATATCGACCCCCTCCCCTTCGGGGAAGGAGGCGTCGGCTTCCTCCATCGCAGCCTCATTAGAGGCTGCGTCAGGGTCGCCGAAATAGTCGCCGTTGACAGCATCGAGAGCCATCAACAGCAGCTTCTTTGAAGCTATGGCGTCATCACACCACCGTTCATGGGCGGTGTCATCAGCCACAGCCTCAAGAGAGGCCAGAGCGGCCTTGATCGACTGTTCAACAAAGGCGAAAGCCTTTTCGACAGCCTTGTGGTCCCAATCTTGGAGGGTGGACATTGCGGCGTTTCCTTCGGAAGTCAGGCCGAAACCCCATCGGTTCCGACCCCTCAAAGCTGGACCCGTCAACAAATCATGTCAACCATTAAAACACGTCAGTCCTTTGGACCGCCCGCGATTTTATAGACGGGTGATGCCTGCGTCATGACGATCACGTCACGCACACATCACGCGCATTACGGACACTGGGGCGTCCAAACACGCACCTTCGCAGACACTCAGGTGTCCATGCTATGCTCAGGTGCGGACACTCACCTGTCCACGATACGCAGCCCACATGAGAGGGAACAAACGGTGAACAAACAAGTCAACTCCCCGACCTCAACCGGCGAAGCCGGAGCACGTAAGACCCAGAACAAAGAGAGAACAAACACAGTACCCCTAAAGGGGACACCGGGAAGCAAACCAAACCTAGAACGCATAGCCCTAAGAGGGCTCCAACATGACGAGACAACCAACAAACCAGCTGCCCTAAGAGGGCAGGGAACCGGAGAAAGAGGGGTCACTGCTAAACAGCAGAGGTTCGCTCATTTGGTGGCTCAAGGGTCCACCCTGTCAGCAGCCTACCGTTCGGCCTATGATGCCGAAGGCATGGCAGACAAATCAGTCTGGACCGCTGCTAGTGAACTAGCAGATGTCCCGAAGGTCGCCCGGTGCATCACCGAGGAGGTTGAGCGGATTGAGAGGGAGAGACCGCATGATGACGCAGCAAGCCGAAGGCTGGTCCGCGAGTACCTGGTCTCCGTGCTATCCGACCCGAGGCAAAAGACCAGCGACAGGACCAGAGCAGCAGAGCTGCTAGGAAAGGTGGCAGGGGTATCGTTGTTTACAACAACGGAGGCCAAACCATCGGCCAAACCCACCAATCAAACAGAGTTTGATGCCCTGTTCAGCCAGCTTTCAGCGTTGGTCAAAGGCCAAGCCCCTGAAATCGTTGACGAAAAGCCGTTCCCTCACGGAACCGGAGATGAGGAGGAAGAAGGGGTAGTACTGGAAGAATAGGAGGACACGCACCCACCCGCCCCGGAGCCCCCCTGTAGCGTGTGAGCGCACGGGTCCCCGATACATACTGTTCCACACAAAGGGTCCCTTCCCATTTTCATTTTCCCCCACAAAGGGTCCCCCTCCATTTTGGATACCCCCCTATGAAATCCTCCCAGCCAGACCCCACCCCCCTCTCCGCAGAAAAGGCCCCCCCTTGTCTAAAGGGTCCCTTCTCCTGTCAGTACCATATTGTTCGCCCGTATGCTGCGCTGCCCCATATTAAGGTGCTGGAGTGCAGGGAATGCGGAGATCGACCTGACTGGAGGGAATGGGAAGGTTCCTCTCAGCGGCCCGGAAATAGGCCCTCCTGTTGATCCCCGGTTCTGGGAGATCCGCAGGATTGAACCAAGGCCGAGGGTCTTGACAGCCCGGTTCTGCTGATCCAGATTGAACGAAGATGAGAAATCCACGAATGGAGACCCACTTTTGTTGAAGGAGTATCATAGTGAAGATGACCTCAATGGTTGGCCTCTGGAATGAGGCTCTCCGGGCGAATGGTCTATCAACCGGTTGCCCCTTGGGCGATGAGCACACCCTGTATGTCTCTGGCGACGGAGATCATCTTGCCTGCCGGAAGTGTCACCGGACATACAAGATGCAGGATGACAAGATCATCCCGATGTGGAGGGGGGAGTTGGATGAGGGGCTCTGAGCTAAGGAGGATAATGATTCTGAGACGCATCAAGACGGTGGAGGCTGCTCATGCGTTGGGCATTCACCCCCAAACCATCCGGAACCTATGGGCCAAGGACGAGGTGCCAAGGCTCTACCTGATGGCCTTGACTTCCTATGTCTGGGCGCTGGGGCAAGACCCGGCAGTCCTCGCGCCGGGCCTCACGCCCGCCCGTAATCTTCTCCGAAAGGAGAAGAAACCAGGAGGAGATCCAGGCCGAGATCCATCTCATCGTTTTCCTTCTTCGAAGGAAAGAACGCCCGTGAGCAGCAATCCCATTGGGGGAGACCTATGGTCGAAGATCAAGTAACCAACAGCCATGAGTGTTATGTCCTCTTCAAGGGCAGGCCCCCTCGCATTGCCATCAGGACCATGATGGAGGAGGTGTGCAAACACAGAGGGCACACAATGGCTGAGCTGGTTGCCCCCGGCAGAAAGGCCTATGTGGTCCGCTCTCGGCAGATGGTTATGTGGCTGGCAGATAAGTTGCGGCCCGACCTGTCCTTTCTGTCGGTCGCCCGGTTCTTGGGGCGCACCGATCACACAACGGCGATCTTTGGGGTTGGGAGGATCGAGCGGTTGATCAAGAGCGGAGACCCTAGCACCATCCAGTCGCTGACAGAGTTGTGCAGGACACTGGGTATCCCAACCATTGACATGGCCCGCCCCGTAAGGCTGACTCCCCTTGCCCTTGAGGAGCGGATTGCCCGCCATGCAAAGCGCCGCGCAGAAATGGAAGCCCGTCGTAAGGATGAGGCGGCATGAACCTAAAGCATCTTTCTGACCTAGAAGCCCAAACCCTTAGCGGTGAGGAAACACCGCCCCATGAACAGGATGACCCCACAGTGGCCGTACCCGCCAACCCCTCCACCGCCTTGCGCGCTGAAGAAATCATTGAGTATCTAAAACAAAAGGGAGACACCCAAGCCATGGCCAGCCTCACAATCGGGAACGCCCCCGCAGGCGGGGCACCAACCTACAGCTCCATTGTTCAGGGCTTGCCCCATACCATTCCGCTGACTGCTCAAGAGATTAAGGGCAGCCACATGGATGTGACCAAGAGCGATGACGAGGTGATTTTGATGGTGAGGGGAAGAGGCTCTAACGCCCAGCCTGTAGGCGCAATCAGCACAGGCATGGGCTTCCGCCTCTCAAAGAAAGAGGCTCAAGATCTGGCGGTCAAGCTGATTAAGATGTCCAGACAGGAAGACTGAGGGCGGTCTCGCCTTCAACAACCCAAAGGGGCCCTGTATTGTTGGCTTGGAGCACTCCGGCTCCTCGCCACCTATAGGCGCCCCATTGGATACTGAAGCCCTTGAAGCGCTAGCCACGCGCTTTCCCACCCTCGCCCCTGAAGAGCAGGCGCGGGCGATGGAGATGCTGGCCCATCTCTTGGAGGGAAAAGAGCTGATCGAATGCCAAGAGCGTTTTCTTCCGTTCGTGAAGAAGATGTGGCCGGGCTTCGTTGCTGGTAAGCACCACACGCAGCTGGCTGAGGCCTTCGAGGCTATTGCCAAGGGAGAGTTGAAGCGGGTGTGCATCAGCATCCCGCCTCGCTCGACCAAATCTGAGTTCGCGTCTTTCCTGTTCCCGGCGTGGTTCCTCGGCAAGTTCCCCAATAAGCAAGTTCTACAGACCTCACACAAGGGCGACCTTGCTGTGGGTTTTGGTCGTAAGGTCAGAAACCTTGTCGACTCCCCCGCCTATAACGGCATCTTCCCCGATGTGAAGCTGAGGGGCGACTCAAAGGCTGCCGGTCGATGGAACACCGGGGCGGGCGGTTCCTATTATGCAACGGGTGTGGGCGCCGGTCTCGCGGGCTTCGGTGCGGACCTGTGTGTATCTGGCGATACCGTGCTGGAAACAGACGAGGGCGCCCTGACTGCCCGCGAGATTGTTGCTGGCCGGGGTTCATTGGTTCTGGCCTTTGATCACCACAAGAACAAGGCGGTTATGGCCAGGGTCGTCGCAAGAGGTTCACGCCTCGAAAGAGACCTGATAGAAATAGACGTGGGCGGCCAAATCCTACGCTGCACTCATGATCACCCCATCTGGGTGGGGTCTCGTGGCTATGTCAACGCAAGCGAGGTTAGGGTTGGAGACCGGGTCAGGAAGGCAAGAGAGGCTATGTCCATGCGGGACACGCTTCTCCTTCAAGGCATACGAGTTGAAGCGCCGTCCAGCTCTGGTTTGCTCCGCGAAGTGCCGGGAGATCTACACGCCAAAGCCGTCCACGCGAGTAGAAAAGATCTGCGAGACATGCGGCAAGACCTTTCGGGTGATCAGGGCGCGCGTCTCGACGGCGAGATTCTGTGCCGTGACGTGCCGAAACACATGGCAGTCCACCAGAATGTCGGGGGAAAAGAACCCGAAGTTCCGGCACGGGGAAGGGGCGATGCCGTACTCTCTGGAGTTCGATATGGTCTCCAGGATTGTGCGGGCGCAGGAGGGGCGCTGCTTTCTGTGCGGCTCAGAGAAGAACCTGCACTGCCACCACATCTCCCACAGGAAGGGGGACAACCGGAGACGGAATCTGATCACGCTCTGCGGCTCTTGCCACAGAGGCCACCACAACGCGCGTTTGGATCGTCAATCGAAACAGTCACGGGCGTTCGGAAGGTTCGCGTTGATCATGGCGAGGAGGTATTCAACGTCACAGTTGAAACCCATCACAACTATTTCGCGAACGGTATCCTGACGCATAACTGCATCATCGACGATCCGCACGACGAACAAGAGGCCATGCATGGCGCTCACGATGCTGAGGTTTTTGCGAAAGCGTTTGACTGGTATCAGACGGGCCCTCGCCAACGTCTGCAACCCGGTGCCGCCATTCTAGTGATCCACACCAGATGGTCCAAACAGGACCTGATTGGTCGCCTGATCCAGAGCATGGAGGAGAAAGAGGGCGCGGATAAGTGGCATATCATTGAGATCCCGGCGATCAACGCGAAGGGCGAATCTTACTGGCCTGAGTACTGGCCTACCGAGGAACTGTTGGCGACAAAGGCCAATATCCCCCCAGTCCGGTGGAACGCCCAGTATATGCAGAGCCCAACCGGTGAAGAGGGCGCCCTTGTTAAGCGGGAATGGTGGAGACGGCTTGAGCGGGACAAGATCCCCGAGCGGTCTGACATGGAGTTTGTGATCCAGTCTTGGGACACCGCTCACCGCAAAACGCAGCGGTCTGACTTCTCGGTCTGCTCAACATGGGGCGTCTGGAGAGACAGTCAGGGCAGGGCGAACATCCTGCTGATGGACCTCTGGCGCGACCGGGTAGAGTTCCCGGACCTAAAGAAGAAAGCCATTGAACTGTACAACCGGTGGACGCCGGACTCCTGCATCATCGAAGGCAAGGCCGCCGGTGACGCTCTGATTCAGGAGATGCGCCACATGGGCATCCCCATTAAGTCCTACACCCCCTCGCGCGGTGAAGACAAAATGGTGAGGGTCAACTCTGTGGCCGACCTGTTCGCATCCGGGATGGTGTGGGCACCCAACAAACAGTTTGCCGACGAGGTCATCGAAGAGTTCGCTGACTTCCCGTATGGCGCACACGACGACATGGTTGACTCCTCGACCCTAGCCTTGATGAGATTCCGTCAGGGCAACTTCATCCGCCTCGATTCCGACGACGGCGACGAAAGCGACTTCGACTCCGGCCTGACCGCCGACTATTACTGAGAGCCCTGATGATTGAACGCTCCATTCCCGGCGACGACCCCTTCGGCCTCCTTGAGGAGGAGACCGAGGTTGAAGTAGAGCCCGTCCTCTTGGAGGGTGACGGAGAGGAGGCGCCCGATGGGTCGATCACATTCAACTTCGGGGAAGATGAAGAAGACGAGGAACTGGACCCGGTCCACGACGCCAACCTTGCCGTGAAGATGGGCAAAGACAGGCTGGCCGAGATTGCCCGCGAGGTCATTGAGGCGGTCGATAGCGATAAGGCGGGGCGCAGGGAGTGGGAGGACGCCTATACTTCCGGTCTGGATTACCTCGGCGTGAAAGAGGAAAAGCGGACTAAGCCGTGGAACGGGGCGTCCGGCGTGTTCCACCCGCTTCTGATGGAGGCGGTGGTGAGGTTTCAGTCTCAGGCCATGCAAGAGATCTATCCTCCCGCAGGTCCCGCAAAAACCCGCATCCTCGGCAAGGACACCGCCCAGAACAGGTCGTTGGCCATTCGGGTTCAGGATGAACTCAACTACCAGCTGACCCAGAAAATGCCTGAATACAGGGGCGAAACAGAGCGCCTCCTGTTCAGACTGGCGCTGGTTGGCTCCTGCTTCCGCAAGATCTACTATGACCCGCTGAAGCAAAGACCGCGCAGCATGTTTGTTCCGGCCGAGGACTTCCTTGTGCCGTTCGGGGAGAGTGATCTGGCTGGGGCTGAGCGCTTCACCCACATCCTTCGCCTCTCCAAAAACGAGATGAAGAAGATGCAGGCTTCCGGCCTGTACCGCGAAGTGGAGATGTCTGACCCAACCTTCATTGCTGACGAGATCGAGGACAAGAAGGCCCAGATCACGGGCGTGGAGCCGAACTCCCCCGGCAGCGACCGCTACACGGTCTATGAAGCGCACATGGATCTTGACCTCGGCGAGGGAGAGGTGTGCCTCCCCTATGTCGTGTGCATAGATGAATCGACGGAAACCGTTCTGTCCATCCGCCGTAACTGGAAAGAGGAAGACCCGGCCAAGGAGCGCTGTTCTTGGTTTGTTTCCTATGAGTATGTTCCGGGGCTGGGCTTCTATGGTCTCGGCCTGATCCACCTGATCGGGGGCATCGCCAAGTCCGTGACCTCAATCCAGAGGCAGCTTATCGACGCAGGCACCCTGTCAAACCTTCCGGGCGGCCTGAAGTCCAGAGACCTCCGCATCAAGGGCGATGACACCCCTATCCGTCCCGGAGAGTTCAGGGATGTGGATGTCCCGTCCGGTAAGGTGTCTGACGCCATTACCTTCCTTCCCTATAAGGAACCGTCCGGTGTCCTGTATCAACTCATGCAGCAGCTGGTGGAAGAAGGGCGAAGAGTTGGGTCGATTGCTGAGATCGACGTTGGCGACATGTCTGGCGAGGCACCAGTCGGAACCACGCTTGCCCTGCTGGAGCGGGCGCAGAAGGTAATGAGCGCGGTTCAGGCCCGCCTCCATGCGTCGCTCGCCAAAGAACTGAAGATGATCGCCTGCATCATCCGCGATGATATGCCGCCTGAATATGACTATAACCCCGGCAACGATAAGCAACGCTACGACAGGCAGAAGGACTTCTCTCAGGCGTCTGTTGAAATCGTCCCGGTGTCCGACCCCGGCGCGACAACCATGTCTCAAAGGGTCGTGCAACACCAAGCGGCTATTCAGATGGCTTCACAGGCGCCGCAACTCTATGATATGCCTAAACTGCACCGCATTGGGCTAGAGATCCTAGGGATCAAGGACGCCGATGAGCTTGTGCCGTCTGCTCAAGAGATGACGCCAGCCGATCCCGTTTCGGAAAACATGGCGGTTCTTCAAGGCAAGCCGGTCAAGGCGTTCATTTCTCAAGACCACGAAGCACACCTCGCGGTCCACATGGCGGCGGCTCAGGATCCGAAGATGCAGCAGCTGATCGGGCAAAGCCCGCAGGCTGCCGTGATTGGCTCCGCGATGCAGGCGCATATCGCCGAACACCTTGGGTTCCTTTACAGGTCCCAAATCGAACAACAGATGGGCTCTGCCCTTCCGCCTCCGGGGGAACCTCTTCCCCCGGAGGCGGAGGCTCAGATTGCCAGAGCTGCTGTTCCTGCGGCTCAGGCCCTTCTCCAGAAGCACCAACAAGAACAGGCCCAGCAAGAGGCTGCTGCCGTTGCGCAGGACCCCCTTGTGCAGCTTCAGGCCAAAGAGCTGGCCCTCGAACAAGCCAAGATCGAGAACAAGGCAGCGAACGACGCCGCGAAACTGGAGCTTTCTGCAAAGCAAGGCGAGGTGCGGGCGATGGTGGAGGTGGCACGTATCGCCGCCACACAGACCAATACCGAAAGGTCTGCTCTGCTTGAGGCAGCCAGATCTGCGGAAGAGTTGAGACTGGAGGGGCAGCGCATTGCGGCCCTCGCCAGAGATAAGGGAAATGAAGGTGCTTGAGCGGTCTCTTAAAGACATCAGGGACCTGATCACTCTCTATTCAGCTTCCCTCGTTAAAGGAACGCCTCAAGACCTTGCCGCCTACCGGGAGTTGGTGGGCGAGATAAAGGGTCTGATGAAGGCAGAACGGATCCTCGCCGACTCACTCGCTAGAAGTGAGAAGGACGCATAATACCCCATAAAGGGGCGACCGATCTGGAGACGGTTTCTTCTCCTGCTGAGATCTGATGAAATACGAACTAAGCCTCACACCCGAGGAAAGAGAGAAGGCAGTATCGGCCATTAGGCCGACAGGATTCCGTCTTCTGATCGCCCTCGCAAAAGTGTCCGACAAGGTCGGCTCTCTGTATATCCCTGACTCCCGCAAGGCTGATGAAGACGTGGCCAGTATTCTTGGCGTCGTCGTTAGCATGGGCCCCGATTGCTACAAGGACGAGACCAGATTCTCTGGTTCATCCTACTGCCAAGAGGGAGACACCATCATGATGGCCGCCTACACGGGCCGCCGCATCAAGATCGGTGAGCGGGAATACCGCCTCATTAACGACGACAGTGTTATCGCCGTTGTTACCAATCCTGAGGAAGTGAGCAGAGCATGACCGAGAGACCTGACAAGAACACCGAAGACGACCTTGAGGTTGTCATCGAGGACGATACCCCAGATTCTGACAGGGGCTTCTCACCCATCGAGGATGGTGATGAGGATAAGCTGGATGATGATGCTGAGATTCCTGATCTTGGTGCCCGCGCCAAGAAGAGAATCGACCGTCTAACGGCGGAAAAGAACGACCAGCGCCGTAAGCGGGAAGCCGCAGAACGGGAAGCCGCAGAGGCCGCAAAGGTTGTTCAGGCCCTTCTTGAGCGCGATAGACAGTATCAGGCTCAGCTGATTCAGTATGAAGGCGGGTTCGTCAATCAGGCAAAGGGCCGGGTTGAGGCTGAGATCCTTCAGGCAAAGCAAGAGTTTAAGGCGGCCTTTGAGACTGGTGATGCTGATGCGATGGCAGAAGCGTCGGACAAACTGTCCCGCCTTGGCCCACAACATGAACAGTACTCCCGCTACAAAGCGCCGGTTCCGCAAGAGGCTCCCCCGCCTCAGCAGGTTCCTCAGCGTCAGTCGTATAATCCGGAGTCTGACCAGAACCTGATGGCGTTTATGGACGCCAACCCTTGGTTCCGGACGGACCCAGACATGACGGCGTATGCGGTTGGTCTTCATCAGCAAGCTGCGATGAATGACCCGGAAAGCGTGGGAACGCCTGAGTACTACAGAAGTATTTCGGAGAGGGTTAAGAAAGCCTTCCCGACAAAGGGAGAGGCCCCAAGAAGGGGTGCTTCCCCCGTCAGTCCCGTAACAAGGGGCACATCGAGCAATCCGGCTCGCAAACAAGTCACCCTAACGGCTAGTCAGGTTCGCCTTGCCAGCAGACTGGGGCTGACGCCTAAACAATACGCGGAAAGCCTTCTCGAAATGGAGAACAAACAATGACCCGCGCCTCAAGAGACAGCGAGAGTCGAGAAGAAACCCTTCGTTCCACGCCTTGGGCTCCCGCCGCCACCCTGCCCCAACCGGCAGCTATGGACGGCTGGAGATTCAAATGGGTTCGCAGGATGTCCCTCGGCGAGACCGACATCATGAATATGTCCAAGCGGAGACGTGAAGGATGGGAGCCGGTTCCTGCTGAAGAGCAGCCCGACCTCGCAGACTACACCGACACGCCGGGCGTCATTGAGATCGGTGGTCTCGTTCTGTGTCGTATGCCCGAAGAGAGAGCCCGTTCGCGGGACAAGTACTTCGCAGACAAGGCGCGTTCTCAGGTGGACGGACTGAACCGTCAGTTCTCCTCGGATGCGTCGCCGGATCAACGAATGCCTATCTTTGAGAACCGCGAGACGAAAGTCACGCGTTCACCCGACTGACGGCGCACCAGCGCCAAACCCCTAAACTCACGGAGACATAAATGGCGCTCACTGCCGCCCCCTATGGCCTGCGTCCGGTTCGGCTGCTTAACGGCAGCCCGTGCTCGGGTCAGACCAACCTGTACCGTATTGAGTCTGGCGAAGCCGATGTGTTCTACTTCGGTCAGCCTGTTCAGTATTCTGCTGGCTACATCGTTAACTGCTCTGCCGCCGATCTTGGCACCACGTCCTCGCCCGATGAGTTCATCGGCGTGTTCATGGGTTGCTCCTACACGGACCCCAACACTGGGTATAAGATCTGGAAACAATACTACCCCGGTTCGGTGACGGCTTCTGACATTGAAGCCTACATCGCCGACGATCCCAACATTGTTTACCAGATTCAGGCCAACTCCACGGCCTACAATGCCCTCGCCAACATCGGCAAGTGCTATGCCCTGAACGGCGTCACCGCCGGTTCGGCAGCCACTGGCAACAGCTCGATTGCTCTGGACACCGACGGCACTCCTGCCGCTGGAAACACGTTGCCCTTCAAGGTGGTTGGCCTGCCGACTCCCCCGGACAACATCAACGCGGCCACCGGCCAGTACACTGACGTACTCGTCACTATCAGCCGTCCCTTCCACATCCTCGCCTCTAACAACGGCTAATAGGGAGCAAATAGAAGATGGCTATTTCACGCGCCCAGCTTCAAAAAGAGCTGGTCCCGGGCCTGAACAAGCTGTTCGGTCTGGAGTACGCCAAGTACCCCGAAGAGTATAAGATGGTCTTTGACATCGAGAACTCTGACCGTGCTTGGGAAGAGGAACTGAAGCTCTCGGGCTTCGGTCTCGCTCAGACTAAGGCGGAAGGCGCTGGCATTGTTTACGACAATGCTCAGGAAGTCTGGTCGGCCCGCTACACCCACGAGGTTGTGGCGCTCGGCTTTGCAATCACCGAAGAGGCGATTGAAGACAACCTGTACGACGCGCTTGCCGCTCGCTACACCAAGGCTCTGGCTAAGTCGATGTCGGACACGAAGGAAATCAAGGCCGCTTCGGTCCTGAACAACGCCTTCTCCACGTCCTACCTCGGCGGTGACGGCCAGCCCCTGCTGGACACTGACCACCCGACTGTTTCGGGTATGCAGAACGCCAACAAGCCTGCTGTTGCGGTCGATCTGAACGAGACGGCGATTGAAGACATGAGCATCCAAATCCAGAAGTGGGTTGATGAACGTGGCCTTCTGATTGCCTGCCGTCCGAAGAAGCTGATGATCCCTGTGGATCTGAGCTTTACCGCTGAGCGTCTGCTGAAGACGCAAATGCGGGTCGGCACCGCTGACAACGACATCTCGGCGATGAACTCGATGGGCGTGTTCCCGGAAGGTTATGCGGTCCTGCACCGCCTGACTGACGCGGATGCGTGGTTCGTCAAGACCGATGTGCCGAACGGCCTGAAGCACTTCGTTCGTGCTCCCCTGAAGACCGCAGACGAAGGCGACTTCGAAACCGGCAACTTCAAGTACAAGGCGCGCGAGCGATATTCGTTCGGCTGGACCGATCCGCTCTCCATGTGGGGTTCGGCAGGCGCCTAACAGGTTCCATTTGGGACTTGACAGAAGGGCGGGGCTTCGGCCCCGCCTTTTTTGTTGTCCGCTTCAACAAAGGAACCCTAGCCTGTAGAGTAGAGATGGATCTTTCGGCCCGTCAGACAGCGCGTGATCTCCGCTGACGCTAATGCAGACGGACGGGCTTCTTCGCATTAGGAATATATTCGATGGCTAACACCACCTTCTCCGGACCGGTTACCTCGACCAACGGCTTTGTCGGCAATGTGACTGGCAATGTGACTGGCGAAGTTACCGGAGCAGTCTCTGCCTCCACCCTTGCCCTTACTGGCGTTTCTGGAGCGATCACCGCTCGCGCTGGTGGCGGCAAAGGCTCTGCCACAGCCCTTACTGCTGTGGTTAACCGCGTCACGACCGTGGCTACCGCCGCCGATTCGGTCCTACTTCCCGCCCCGACTGCGGTCGGCCAGATCCTGATCATTGACAACCGTGGCGCAAACGCCTGTCAGGTCTTCGGTCAAGGCACCGACACCATTGACGGCGTCGCTACCGGGACTGGCATTTCGCAAGCCGCTGGCACGACTGGTCTGTACATCGCCATGACCACCGGAACTGCCGCTGTTTGGTCCCTGCTGCTGGGCGCTTAAGCAGCTATCGAAAGGAGATAGCTCATGGCGATTAACCAGATCTACGGCCCTAACTACTGGGCTGGCGTTGAGATTCCAGCTTCCGGAAAGTATCAGGCCAAGACCGGCGCCACCACCACCGCTGTGGCAAAGGTCGTGACCATTGTTGACCAAGATGGTGAGTCCACCGGGGCTCAGTCCTCCATCTATGCCGACCAGCAGGTGGTCACCGCCAGCGCGGCGAATCTCACCGCTCGCGCCCTAAAGAATGGCCTGACCATCAAGGCCAAAAACACCAACGCTGGGGCGGTATTTGTTGGTGGCCCTACTGTTACGGCAACTAATGACGGCACTGGAAACGGCTTCTCTCTCCTTCCGGGAGAGGCCCTATCCATTAGCGTCTCAAACGCCAACGCCGTCCACATCATCGGCACGCTCAACGACGTTGTATATGTGATGGGCAACTAAGATGATTCCCAACTTCTCTTCTGCCTCATCGAGATCTCGCTCTCAGCTGTTCACCAACTCCGGGTCGTTTGTTGTCCCGGATGGTGTGTCTCAGGTCATTGCCACTCTGGTTGGCGGCGGCTCTGGCGGAGGCGGAGGTCATGCCACGGGCGCTGCTGGTGGCGGCGGTGGAGGTGGCGCAGCGGTGTATCGCTTCCCTGTATCCGTTACACCCGGCTCTACTCTGACTATCACTGTTGGCGCGGGTTCGGCTGGTGGTGCCATTGGTTCGCCCGGCAGCGGCGCGGCCACAGCTTCCAGCATCACGGGCGCGCTTGTTGCTGTCCCTGTTGCGTTTCCGGGTGGGGCGGGGACAGCTGGCGGCGCGGGAACTGGGGGTAACGGGGGCGCTTCCGGGTCAACCGGGTTTCCTCTAACGTCGCTGGGCCTTGGCGGCACAGGCACCGGCAGTACAGCCGCCGCTGGCGGCGTTCCGGGCGCTGTAGGGTTTCACCTAACTGGTACCGGTGGCGGTTCCGGTGCGGGTTCATCGGGCACCACTGGCGGCGCAGCCCGCTCGTTCTTTTCGCCAAGCGGCGTTATTGGCGGCCAGTCTGGCGTCAGCGGTGGCGGTGGCGGATGTTCCATCATGGGTAGCGGTGGCGTTGGGGGCGCTGCAAACGTAGCGGGCACGGCGGCAGCCGCAGGGCAATATGGCGGAGGCGGAGGCGGAGGTGGCTTGAACGCAGCCGGTGGGGCTGGCATGTCTGGGTGTGTGCTTATTGAATGGACCGGGGCGTGAGTTGTGAATGCTGTGCCAGCTGAAATCATCATTGCTGTCATCGGCCTCGTCGGCATTCTATTCTCCAGCACTCTAACATGGTTGGTTACTGATAGGGTTGGAAAGCGCGCCGCTGACATAGCGGCGAAAGACGCTGCCAAGAGAGCGACAGAGGAAAGCCAAAGGGTTGTTAATGAGTCTTTCCAAATCCTGATTCAGGCCCTTCATGACGACAGGGCAGAGACCAAAAAAGAGATGGAGGAGATGAAGCAAGAGATCCAGATCCTCTCTCAACACATGGGCCGCCTTGAAGAAGAACTGGTCAAGAACGGGCACATTGTCCCCCCTAGGCCAGTGAGGGCAAGGGCGGTTGCCGCGTGAGGTTAAATGGCTATCATTCAATGCATCCCAACCAGCTGCAAGGTGGAGCTTCTTCAGGGCGCTCATGACCTTGAGTTTGACGCAATCTACATTGCGCTATACTCAAACTCAGCAAACCTAGGCCCAGACACAACCGTGTACACTACCGCCGGTGAAGTAACCGGGACTGGATACACGGCTGGAGGAAAGCTGCTTACTGGCCAAACCCTTCAAAACTCTAACGGCTCTGCATGGATTGACTGGGATAACCCGTCTTGGCCCGGCGCCAGTTTCTACGCCTCCGGCGCCATGCTGTACAATGCGTCAGCTGGCAACAAGGCAATAATGATTCTTAACTTTGGCAGCAGCCGCTTGTTTACCCCAACCGGAAACACCGTTCAGTTTCCTATCGGTGACGCGTACAACGCACTCATGAGGCTGACCTAATGGCCCGAAGAAAAATCACTGAGTTGCCCACCATTTCAGATGTTGATCTGAGCGACAGCCTCCCCATTGCTGGCGTAAATCTGGTTGGAACCGACACCACCGTTAAGGTTCTGCTTGGCCAGATTAAAGATTACATCGCCACAGCCCCAACCGAACTTGCCCAACAAGCGCTTGACGAGATTGCAGCTCTTGAGGTTGAGGTATCTGAAATCAGCGGTCAGTCCGCCATTGACGCGGTGGCGACAGCAGCAGACAGGTCTGTCGTTGAGGACCTTGCTGCCGAGGCTGAGGCCTCTGCAACAGAAGCCGCGTTCTCTGTTCTTGCTTCAGACTATTATCCCGCCGCAACATCCAATGTTCCCAGAGGGATTACCTCCACGTCTGGGCTTACCGCTGGATCTGGCGGAACCGACGGCACTTTCGACCTGACCTTTTCAGGCGGAAACTTCTCGGTAAATCCAACAGGCACTTTCACCGTATCCGGTGGAGCGCTGACCTCCGTATCCATTACTGGTCCGGGGCTGTATGTAGGGGCATCTCCTACGGCTCCAACAGCGACCTTCACTAACTCTACCGGTCTTACTGGCGCATCCGTCACCCTTGTTCCGGGGTTTGTTGTCACGTCTGGAAACGGCTACTGGACGGATCACGCGTCAGACACCACCAAAATCCAGCACTTTAGAAATGTGGCAAACGTAGCCACAATCTCTACAGACATCACCCTCCCTAAGACACAGCTTTCCACCTTCACGGATATTTGGCTGGAGGTTGTAACGCCGTACGGGTGTACTGCTGGCTCAGTAACCGCCGGTTCGGGTGGAACTGACGGTACCTTTGCCTTGGCGTTTTCTGGCGGCAACTTTGCCTCCAACCCGACCGGGACATTTGTGGTTTCTGGCGGCGTCCTCACCACCGTTACTCTGGCCACCCGTGGCCGTTATGTTGGGGCCTCTCCCGTCGCCCCCACCCTGTCGTTTGCCGCTTCAGCTGGCCTGACTGGTGCTGGATGCACCCTTTCCACAAGCCTGATTGCGACCACTGCAAACAACTACTTCTTGAGACCAATCAGGTCGGATGTAACCCTAACTGGTGGTGCCACTCAGTATCGCTTTAGGTGGGCAGCACCGCTTGCCAACATTACTGGGTCTTACAACGTAGAGATTCTACAGTACACGGGAGCCATCTTTTCTTCGCAGGTTAATGTCAGGGCGGCAGACGGGGTGTCTCAGATTGGCCCCGGAGAGGTGTCTCAGTACAGCATCTTGTGGATGCAGAGAAACCCATCAAGCGGGTCTGATTTTCCCGGAGCGGTAAACGTATGGCACCTGATTGAGCCGCCGGATAAAATCACGCTAGTGGCGTCGAAGGCAACCTCCTCCAACGCGCCCCAAGGGTTTCTTCCCTCCATTCTCCGTCCCGTGCAGATGACTAAGGTCGGGCCCTATACGTGGGAGATCAGGGTCTATAAGCCTGTTGACCACTACGAAAACGGCATCACAGACAGATGTCAAACAGACTACGACTTCTACTTCTTGTTCGACATGGGGGCGTTTCAGGGAGACACCTACGCCCCAGCACTGAACTCACATGGGTGCCGTCGCCTGGATCATGAGTACCGCTTTGCTCACCACCGCTTTTTTGATCTGATCTCTGGCATCATTACCGACGTTGGCCACGTTCCCTCAACCTATGAGGCGGTCGCCATGTCGGGCGACTTTAACGACACAGGAAACACGACCAACTATCAGCTCTCAGGCATCGGCCACGGCCACCTCGAAAGCGTGTCGTGGACCCTTTACGGAACAACGGAAGACGCCTCTACGGGCAACCTTCCGGTGCAATCTGCCGACCTGAAGAACTACCCGATTAACACAACCTTCTATGGCAAGAAGATAGTTTCCACCGGGGTTTACTACGACGAAAGCCCGACCGGTGAAAGACTAACCCAGAGGACTATGGTCCACACCTTTGAGAGTGCCGCCACGCACACCTGCAAGGTGACCAATGTTTTTGACCCAACGGTTGGCGGCCTAGATGCGCCATGGGGTGTGCGAGACGGCGGGTATGCAGGCATGTTCCCGATCCGAAATGCCACCCGCCTTAGACCTATTAAGGTCGACCCAGCCACAGGCGCTGTAACAGAGTACGGAGCCATTGCAAACATCAACCTTCAGGACAACGCTCAGTACAACATTACCACCCCTACGTGGGCCGATGAAAACTGGAATGGCCTTGAGATGTGGGATCATAGGCAGGTCATTGGCGGTCAGGTCGCGCGGTCTAGATACGTTAACAACGCGGGAGCCGGATACACTCACTGGGTCGGCGCAGTCATTGACGCAAACCGCGTCGCCCGGACAGCACCCATGTTCTACAAGTGCGAAACGTGGGGCAATAAGGGGTATGATCCGTGGTACTCTGATGTGTCCACAAAACTGGACCTCTCAACGTCAGTGCTGACCACTTCGGTGGCTTACTTGACCGTCTTTGGGGATCTTCCGGAATGACCACCAGCGGAACGACGACCTTCAACCCAAACATCATTGAGCTTCTTGAGGAGGCTTATGAGAGAGCTGGCCTTGAGCTTAGGTCTGGTTACGACCTGAAAACAGGCATTCGGTCCTTTAACTTCCTGATGGCTGAATGGGCGAACAGGGGCCTTAATCTTTGGACCATAACCGAAGGCACTGTGTCTCTGGCGTCGGGAGACAACACCGCCGACATCAACAACATTGTTGACCTTATCGACTACGCCATCAGAACTGGAAGCGGGTCAAACCAAACTGACTATCGCATTGAGCGTGTCGGCGTGTCTCAATGGGCCGCTATCACTAACAAGAACATGACCGGCAGGCCTGTTCAGATCTATGTTGAGCGCCTGACAGACACTACCAGAATCAAGGTGTGGCCTGTTCCGTCTCAGGACTACACGCTGGTGTACTGGGCCCTGTCCCGCATGGATGATGCGGGAGCAGCGACAAACACCGCCGACATGCCCTACCGGTTTATCCCGGCGCTGGTATCGGGGCTTGCTTACCACATCGCCACCAAAAAGCCCGCCGCTATGCAGAGGGTTCCCTTCCTGAAGCAGGAGTATGAAGAGCAGTTCAGGCTGGCGGCAGACGAAGACAGAGACCGCTCTTCCGTGTTCTTCTTGCCGGATGTGTCATGAAGAACTTCCGCACAATCGGCCTATGCGACAGGTGTGGGTTTGAATACAAACTCAACTCTCTTGTTAAGCAGGTCGTTGCTAGAAAGGTCACAAACACTCTGGTGTGTTCAGTGTGTCTGGATGAAGATCAGCCCCAATGGTTTCCTGCTAGGATTGTGGGAGGAGACCCAACGCCCATTCCGAATGCGAGACCAGACCCGTCTGAAGCGGAACTGGCTAGTGGGTTTGGGTGGGGGCCTGTAGGCGGAATGGGGGTCTTCATGACCAACAGCCTTTCTTACGACCACGACCTTGAAGACAGGCTTCTTGTCACGATCAGTACGGATTTCCTTGTGACGGAAAACGACGAACTAATAACCCAAGAAGATGGGTCAGCAATCCTCACATGAACTACGCAACTCTCCTTTCCTTGACCCAGCAGTATGCCGAGAACGAGGAAACGTCCTTCGTTGACAACATCCCTAACTTTGTGAAGTTGGCTGAAGAGCGCATCTACCGTTACGTCAAGGTCCCCGGCCTGCGGGATTCTGCCGCCCCCACCATGACTGTGGCAAGCAGGGATCTGACGCTGCCTAGCGATTTCGTTTCGGCAGACTCTCTGGAGATCTTGGTCAGTGGGTCTTGGGTTCATTTGATGCCAAAGGATTTTGACTTCCTGAGTCAGGCTTATCCGACCTCCGCTCAGGGCGAGCCCGGCTATTACG